GAGAATGTTTCGGGTCGCTGCCAAGCCTTCTTTTGTACTGTCTTCTCACGAGTTTCAAGTTCTCTGTTGATTCTGTTTTCAGCCATTATTCTTTCCTCATTTCTTCTGCAACCTTTTGGGCGTATAATTCGATAGGTACTCCTAATCTTTTCGCTATGGCGACCTGTGTTTGCGTTAGCTTTACCTTTTTTGGTGCTACGCTCCGCGTTGCGGGTGCAACCACATTAGCCTGTTTTTTAGGCTTTTCAGCCTCTTCAGTTTCTGCAATCTCTTCTTCGAACTTATCTGGGAAGAGCTGCCGCATACGAGTATCAATAGCCTCGTAGTATTCGTCACTCTGCAAATCAACTCCTTGCTTGGCAAGTTTGTTGTGCAAGCCCAGTGCCAGACTTGTCATCTCATCGTCTGTACCGAACCAAGTGTTCTTTTTTGCCCAATCCTGCGCTCGTGGATCTGCAACAGGTCTAGGCTCTTCTTTTCTTTTTACCTCATCGGTTTCTTCCTGTAAAGAAGGAACTTTGAAATTATTTAGCCTATCAGTCTTAATCTTGGCATTGGTTAAACTTTCTTGTGCAGCAACGATAGCATCTGCGTCTCCAGCCTCATACGCTGTTTTATATGCTTTCTTTGCCTGTTCAAGCTCAACAGATGCTGTTTTTTTAGCTTGTTCTACAAGAGCTGTCTGGTTTTTATTAACACTACCTTTTAGTTTAGTGTTCTCTTCTTGGATAGATTTTACAAATCTTTCCAACTCATCACGCTCACGTATGGCAGCTTCTTTAGCTCGCCTCTCATCGTGATACCCTTTACCTAGATGCTTTATTCGTTGTTGAACCTGATCCGAATATTTCTTAAGCTCCTCTTCAGTGATCTCTTCGGGTGGCGCAGAAGGTTTACGATTCCTGTCAGCTTTCGGTGTGTCATTGACCACTTCAACTTCAAGTTGATCTTCAGGAGTAGCCTCCTTGCCTCCTTTATTGTCTGCTCCGTTGGATTTGGGTTCGTCATCTTTATCTTTCTTTGATATATCAACCTCTATAGCGCTAGAGTTTTCTATCTCTATATTTTGCTTCGCTGCATCCGCGTCAGGATCAGGAAATGTGTACTCTACTTTTTCAAATGCCATTTTTTACCTCTTATGCTCTCGTTATACCACGAGGATCTGCTACCACAGCCTCTATAGAATCATCGTTTAATAAACGATACTCTTTTCCAGCCACCTTAAATCGTGTCCCGCTGTTTGCTCGAAACATTACGAAATCACCTTCTTTACACCATGCCCCATCAGGGAAACGCTCTTTGTCTTTATAGGCTCCGTCACCCATATCTATAACAAGCCCCATGATAGACATTATGTAATCGTGATGTATTTCTTTATCTGTTTTCAAGACGCTAGTGTTTCCATACGTCTTTTCTATTTCAGGTAGGGCTATAAGTACTCTATATCCTACAGGCTTTGGTAGTTGTTGTTCTAACTCACTATCTGTTAATTGTACTACTTCAGTCATCGTCACCTTCCAGTTGTTGTTTCGCAAGGTCTTGTATGTATTGTACGCTGGACTTTAGACCTCGTATCAATCCAACGATTTCCCTATAATTCGCATAGTCTTTTGCTGACCCTGCTTCAAGGAAATTCTGTGCAGAGGATATTTCTACCTCGATTTTATTTATTAGCACGTCATAGACGGTTTTAGCCATTAATTACCTCTTTCTAACTTAGCGGCTTCTATCACAGCGTCCGCTTTATCTTTCTTAGACTTACGCTGCTGTTCGGCTTGCTGTAAAGCTATATCTGCCTTATCTTTCTCAGCTTTACGTTGTACTTCTTGTGCTTTGATCTGTAGTTCTGCTTGCTGCATCTGTACTATCGGATCTTGTGCTTTCTGTTGTGCCTGTTTCTGAGCTGCTTGCTGCATGTGTGACTGCGTTAGTTCTTTACCTGCTTGTGCTACGAGTCTTGACAAGTTAACCTCCACTTCTTCTGGTAGTTCTTCGTTCGGTTTAGGTAGCTCCACTCCCAACCGCTCTTCTATATCTTTTCTATACTTGAACCCTAGATGCTCTGCTATATGCGCCTGTAGGGAGGCCATAATCTGTTTTGCCTGTGGGTTCTGCCCTATCATCTGAGCAATCATAGGATCTTGCATAAACGCCATATGAGTTTCAATGTGAGCGTCTTGATCCTGATATATAAATGCTCGCATGGGTTTACCTTGTAACGCTGCCATGTTTTCACTTATAGGATCTGTCGGCTTCATATCATCTTTCACTGGAACTATCTTGTCTGCGTTCTTTACCCCCAACACCTCTATCATCTGTCGGTGCAACTGCGGTAGGTCATATATCTGTGGTGCAGATTGAGCCATCTGAAATACAGCCTGATGCTGCACCACACGTTGTGCCATCGTAGAGCTGTTCGGGTCTGATACAGGGATGACATCTATCATGGCATAATCTGACTGCCGTGCGGTTACTTCTCCTCGTGCAGGTTGATAACTATATTCCGCAGGAGCATACTCTGCCATTAACTTCTTTAGTAATTTAAACTCTTGCTTCATGGCATAATGCACACGTGCCTGTACGGCTGCCATAGGTTTAAGTGTTCTCTCTAACAAGGCAAGAGTTGTGCCTACAGGGGCGTTAGCGGACATATCGGATATGTTCATATCGCTTATTGCCCCCAACCGACGACCCTCTGCTGTTATATCTTTGAGTAAGGCTAGCAACACCTGACTGGGTTCTTTGTAAGGTAATGGCATAATATTATCACGTATGCTGCCTGACGGTACATCTACATCCCTGAAAGACCCAGGTTCTATGGGCGTATCGTCCCCCTTGATACGCAACCCTCTAGCTTTCAACCCACCTGGGAGATTCGCTAAAGTCCCTGCATCTACAAGCTGACGTATGATTGATGTCCCTGCCCGTGCATACCCACCAATAATATGTATTAACCCAAGACCATAAAACCCAAATCCTGATACATATACATAATGCACAAAGTGCTGACGTTTTAGCATCAATGCGTCATCTGGGTTCCAGTTGCGTCGTATAGCTAATACTTTATATGACCCACGTTCTATTGATACAACGTAAGGTTTAGCTATACCGTCATCAGAGTTATCCACACCATCTATGACAAGATCTGCGTGTATCTCATATATGGTATAACGATCATCGTCATTTAGTGAATATCCACCTTCTTCCGCTTTACGTTTCTCTATATCACTATGGTATGCTTGTGGTTCACCAAGATCTACGTCTACGTAAAACCCGCTAGCTTGTAGCTTCTTTAACTCGTTCTTTGTCTTTCGCATGACATGTGTCACACGTTCAGACGTTTCTATGTGTGATGCTCCATAGGGTACAATGACATCTTCTGCAGGAACAAATAAAGACACCTGCCGCCCCAGATTAGGATCGTAGTATACCTTCTTAAACGCTGACCCAGCCAGACCAAGATTATACAGCAGACGTTCATGCTCTGATCTATACTCTACCATATTCTCGGTAAGCTCGTAGTTCATATCTGCCTTTACACGCTCGGAGGCTTCCATCTTGTCTTTAGTCTCCTGACCCAACATTTTAGTCTTTACTGGTCCTTGTGCAGGAAATGTCTCACTCATTGTCTCTGCTTGAAATCGTATAGCAGCCTCGGCTAATACAGAAGAATATACTCCACAGGAGCCTTCCCACGGTTCGGTTCGTTCTTCATACTTAAATCCTAACACATCAAGACCCTTGACGAATGTATCTGCCCACTCTTTACGGCTTTCTAAATCTGAGTCTATATTACCTAACAACTCATCAGCCATCACACCGAGAATGTTTTCATCCATATTCTCGGCTAAGTTCTCATCAAACGCCCCCATACCAACTACATTGTCATCGGGGACTATGGTGATCTCCATACTACCATCATCTAACGTGACCATATCTGGGTTGACAACTTCTATCTCTAGTTGCTCTGTTGTTTCTTCTTCTACACCCTTTGGGGCTTGAAATAGTCCTTTTTCTACAGCCATCAGTAGTACCCGCCTCTCCTTTGTTTAAAGTATTGCACTTCTTCAGGTTCATCACTCGGCAGTCGTATAAACCCACCT